CAACTCCGAATACTACTAGAGATGAAATCTCATTTCTGGCAGTTCTTCGGGATGCCTATGCATGGGTTCATCACCCTCTGTGGTCCGCTTTAGTGTTGTTCGTATCCGTGATAGATGGTAACAATAGAGATCCTAATCCTAATGTTCCAGATGGTGCTCCTCATCGGAAGCGCCCTATCCGGACCGATGGTAGCCTCCAACAGGCGATAAGTCTGATGAGAATCATTGGTAGAGACCTAGAGCTCCATAGCACTGGAGGCCGTTTGGTACGAGCTATCAGGCTCGATCGACTCCGAAAGTACATCTTATCTGCAAACATCGTCGACCAACAGGGAACTGCTGGTGGCGGACATTTGTGGAAACAGATGTGGGACCTGATTAAATCCCTTACCAAAGCTCCTTACATCGATTTAGGCAATTGCCGGTCGTATAAAGAGTGGGTAATCCGAAAGTATCGATACGGGTCCATAGCTACTCCTTCTAATCGAGGTATCTTGGGTAAGTTAGGAGCTAAAGACGAACCTGGAAAGGTAAGAGTCTTCGCCTGTGTTGACATCTGGACACAATGGATCCTGAAACCTCTTCACGACTACATCTTTGACATACTGAAAAGTATCCCTCAAGATGGAACCTTTAATCATAAGGCTGCAGTCACGAGCTTTAGAGACCATTGTAAAGAGAGAGAAATAACCGATCTCTACTCGTACGATTTATCTAGTGCCACGGACCGCTTACCGATTGGTATTCAGGTTAGAGTCCTCGGAGAGTTAATAGGGACCGGTCTGGCATGCCTTTGGGCTCTCCTCCTAATCGGAAGAGGCTACCGACAACCAGGTAGAGTAGGTAAACGGATATTAACGAAGGCTGGTTACCATCGTATTCCGCCATTCCTAGAAAGTGACTTCTTTAAGTCTACAATAGGATGTTATGCTCAACAAGAAGATCTTAGAGAGTTATTTCATCCTTTGGAGCTAAAGAGGAACTTCCTCTATTATGGAACAGGTCAACCAATGGGGTGTCTATCTTCCTGGGCGGTCTTTGCCCTAACTCACCACTTCCTAGTCCAGTCCGCCTACTGGGAATGCGGCGGAGTAGGATGGTTTGAAGACTATGCCCTTCTTGGCGATGACCTCGTAGTAGGAAACGCTAGAGTAGCCTCTAAGTATCTCGAGCTGTGCAGTGAGCTAGGGATTCCCATTAATAAGAGTAAATCTTTGATTTCAGATAATGGGTCTTTCGAGTTAGCTAAACAATTCGTATACAAGGGGAGAATTCTTAGTCCTTTCTCTTTCCGAGAAATGATTGCTGCCAAAACCTCCCTTATGGGAGCGGTAGCCCTCTTCAACAAAAGTGAAGTTGATCATATCCGGATGAGTAGTATACTAAGGTTTCTTAAGTTGGGTGTCAAGGCCTGCCATCTTGCAGGATCTTCTTTCGAGTCCTTAATGGCGAAGAAGAAGTATAAATTGCTGCATATGCTAGCCTTCTTAACATCGCCCGGAGTCTCGCAGTGGAGTGCTCCCGATTATCGAGCTTGGGTCGCTCAAAAGAAAGTTGGGTTTTATAGCCCTTCTGGAGATTGGGCTGCCGCTCAAAATGAGTTTGTTGAGGAACTAGAAATCCTTAAAGACCGCCTTGAGCAAGATAAAGAAGTCCTCTCTGTTGAGAAAGCTTTCCCTACGTCTCAATACCATCAGTCTCTTTATCTTCAAGTAGTGGGTTCACTAATCGAGAGTTGGAGAGAGAGGTATGCGACCCTCTCCGATGATGTTAAAGAATTCATATCATTCGCCTCTGTTCAAGACGAACTTGGTGAAGTGCTAGAATGGTATATCGAAACCCAGAAAAGTTTAGTCGAAGTCCCAATGAATATTCGTTGGGAGACACGGATGGATAACCCTAAGGTTAACGTTCGTGGTTGGCTTCAACTTTGGATGAGATTAACCACAGCATATCACAAGTACCCTTGGAAAATAACTAAGTCCTAGACCGTAAGGTTCATTTCCAGTGAATTCGCTGGATAGACCCCTTAGACGGGCTTGAAGGCTTATTAACTGTAGATGATTTATCTCTTGACCAACCTAATGGGATATAAGTTAACTTTAATTAGGTACTCGAATACGGGTTACATGGTAATAGGAGAACTTAGGGAAATCGGTGACAGCGATAACTGATTTGGGTAGAACCTCTAGCAGAAGGTACGGAAC